ACCCCCATCGCACTGCGGCTACGCCTTCGTGCGACCGAGCGCAGAAAGGCGGCCCCCGATGTTCCACCAACGATGCGCGAGGTCGTCCGCGAGGTCCACGGCGAAGACGCCGCAGGCAGCCACGCCCCAGAGGTCGCCGAAGCGCCGCACCTGTCGGAGGCCCTGGGATGCTAGCGGGTTGGCGTATACGCCGTCGCATAGGCCGGTGGCGCTGGTGGCCCCGATGCCGGTGGGGATGAGCACGCCGTTGGACAGGGTGAAGTCCTCGGCATATCTCCACGAGTTGTCGATGGCTTTGGTGCGGGCCGGGAATTCGCCGATCTTGGTGTAGTTCGCCGTCGAGGTCTTGCTTGCCTTGGTGATGTCGAACACGCGGTAGAGTTCGACGCGGCCAGCGTCGTCGGAGTCCTTGACCGAGTTGGCGATGAGGTCGGCGTCGGTCTCGTAGACGCCGTTGAACAGTTCGATGCCTTGCAGTCGGACAGGCTGGCGGGTGGCGTTGGCGGTTGTGGGGCGGCCGTCGATGCCGAGCAGCTTGTCGGTGGCCCCGGTCTTCCACGGCATGCTGCTGACGAAGCATGCGGTGGTCGTGGTGATGGCGTCGCCGTCGAGGTTGAGCGCGGTGTTGTTGGCGTCGATGGCGGTCTTGCTCAGGATGGTGCGGGCGCGGGCGGAGCTGTAGTTGCCGGCATTGCCACGTTCGCGGTCGGTGCCGACATTGACGGTGCTGCCTACCTCGAAGCTGCCGGCGGCGCTGGCGGCGATGATGACTCGTTTGGCGTTGGTTTCGGCCGTCGTGACGGCGGTCTGGATGTTGTAGTCCAAGCATCCGCCGAGCACGTCCGAGTTTTTGGTGGCGTATTTGATCATGAGCATGAGCTGGATATAGAAGTTGTCGCCGGCGCAGCGGCCGGCGTAGCCCTTGCCCTTCTTGGCCGCGTAGTCGATGGCTCGGTTCTGGGAGCCGAATTCTCGGTCGATCTCCTTGCCGCTGACGGACAGTGGGCGTTGCTGGGAGTCGAGGGAGGCGGCGTATTTCGCGAATAATAGGCATGGCCGTTTGCTGCCGTCTGGCAGCAGCACGCCGGGCATGGGCGTGTAGCCGTCGTATTGGGTGTCGCTGTAGAGGAATTCGTTGTGGGTGCTCGTGCTTTCGAGCTTGTAGTATCCGGGGCATGTCATGACGTACACGTCGCCGTTGGTGCCGTCGCGTTTGAAGCGGTTGTCGAGGCCGTCGATGGCGGTGACGTGGGGCACGCCGTCGTCGTCCACGGTGGCGTTGACGTCCCACACCCTGAAGGCGGGCAGCGCGGCGTAGTCGTCGCGGCCGGCCTTGTCGTTGGTGCTGATCTCGATGGTCAGGTTGGCGTTGTCGCGGGTCTTCACGCCGACCGGGGTGTTGCTGTACGTGTATTTGGGGAATTTCACGCCGTACACCCTGCCGTCCGTGTGGGCGGCCATGTAGGCGACGACGTTCCCGTATTCGCCCTTGGCGTTGTCGTATTCGAACTTCGCGCCGCCTGTGGCGTTGGCGTGGACTTTGGCGATGAGCTTGGCGGTGTCCTCCAAGGTCATGACCTTCTGCGTGTTCGCCATGATGTTCCTTCCTACTGGTTGATGATGGAGAGCGCCCAATCGATGTCGTCTTGGGTGAGGGGCTGGATCGCGTCGCCGCCCAGGGCGGGTTCGATCACGGTCTCGTACTGTTCGTCGATTTCGGCCTGTGTGGCGAAGACCACGCCCGCGCTGGCGCTGGCGGCGATCTTTTCCTTGCAGTCGTCGGAGAGCTGCGCGTATTCGATGGTCGAGGTGCGGGCTGCTTCGGCGGCGTCGCGTGCGTCGCCGGCGGCGCTGGTTGCCTTGGATGCGGCGTCGTTGGCCTTGCCGGCCGCCGCGGCCGCTGCGGTCGCGGCCGTGTCTGCCGCCGTGGCCTTGTCGTTGGCGTTGGATGCGGCCGTGGTGGCCGAGCTAGCCGCGCCGTTCGCCTTGGATGCCGCAGTGCTCGCGGCCGTGGCCGCCGCGCTGGCGTTCGTGGTGGCGGTGTTGGCCTTGCCTGCTGCGGTGTTGGCGCTGCTGGTTGCCTTGTCGGCGTCGAGGATGAGCTGTTCGATCCGGCCGAGCTTGTCGTCCGCGTCGGGTGACGTGGCGTCGAACACGGCGCGTTCCACGAGCCCGTAGAAGTTGCGCGAGCACACCTTGTGGCCGCCGCTGCTGATCTCGATGCCCAACAGGATGCGTCCGGGCTTGGCGAGCGCCTTGCGGGGCACCGCTGCGCGGAACGTGGCCGTGGCCGCGCCGCTGACCGGGCTCATGGTCACGCGGTCGCCGAGGCTGCTGCCGGGACTGGTGTTGTAGGCGAGCGCGCAGGTGATTTCGGCGGTTGTGGTGATGGGTGTGCCGTTGTCGGTGAGTTCGACGGTGATGGTGCGGCCGTTGACGTCGCCGGCGTTGAGGCGTATGTCTGCGATGTACCCGTTGGCGAGATCGAGGCGGATGGGGTCGCCGCTTGCGGTGCGGAATGCGTCAAGCGTTGCCATTGCCATCGTCCTTGTTTTCGAGCTTGCCTCGTAGTTCGGCTATCTGCGTGTCCTTGATGTCGCACATGGCGGCGAGTGTGGCGATCTGCCGGTTCGCGTCGGCGAGTTGTTCGGAAAGCTTCTGCGATACGAGTCGGTCGAAGCTGACGTACTGCTGGTCATCGTTCATTTTTCCACTACCTTTCATCTGGTTATTGGTTGCGGCATGAGGCTTGCGTAGAAGCTTTCCTCGGCGTCGTCGATGGCGTTGGCGACTCTCTTGTCCGAGAGCAGGTCGGAAAGCGCCTGTGCGTCAACGCAGGACGTGTCTATGCCGGTTTCCGTGTCTGAGTCTTCGAGGGCGTATGTCGATACCGATTGCGCCTGTTGCGGGATGGTTGGTAGGTGCATGCCTTTTCTGGTGTCGTTGCGGGCTACAGTCAGCGGATCGTTCTGGACGGTTCCGTCATCGGCGAGCATTGACAGGTCCGCCGCACTGTCGTTCAGCGCCGCTTCGAGCGCTTCGTAGGCTTCCGTCCAGACTCCCCGGCCGGTCGCTGGATCGTATCGTGTCGTGTCTTCGACGCCTTGCATTATCGCGGCTACGGCTTCGGTTGTGGATCCGAGTCCGAGCAGCGCCGTCCAGGAGGCGATGGTTTCCGGCGAGAATACAAATTGCTGGTATCCGTTGATGGGTTCATCGCAGTTGACGATGATGTTCCCATCGCTCATTGTCATGGTTTGTCTCATGTTCGGTTTTCCTTATTTGACGAGCCATCCGAGGGTTTCGCAATACATGTCGACGGAACATGGGTTTCGGTCGGCGTTGTACATTTGGATGTCCCATCCGGATTGTCCTCCGGTGTTTTTGACGTGCATGATGATGCCGCCCCATTCTCCGTCAGCGTTTGCGACGGCGTAGTATCTGCCGTATTTTGCTGGTGACGACGCAGTGAGGTGCACGGTCGCGGACGCGCCGACCGATATTGCCCCGCCGTTCGGCATCCATGCCTTCCATGCCTTGGATCCATCGAACGTGTGACGGTTCGTGTATCCTCCGAGGAAGCCTCCCATGTAGAGGTATCCGGTGTTGATGTCCGCCTTCACTCCGACGATGCCATTTGGATCCCACGAGGCGACCTCCGCATACGTGTCCACGGTGGAATCCGGAGAGGCGACGGCCGCCAGTCTCGCGCCGGAGCTTTTCGCGTCACTGTACGCCACGCTGTAGTCGCGCAAGGCCATCGCCTGGAACAGCGACTTTTTCTTGGCGTTGTCGGTTTTCGTGCTGCCGACTCGCATGAAGGCGCCTGGATCGGTGTCAGCACGACGACCGCCGTTGAAGGTGAGCGTCGAGATCTCGCCCACTTCGGAATTCGTGGACTCTGAGGCGATATATGGCTGCTCCGCCGCATCTGTCGCGTGGATGAACGAGATGCCGACGCCGGTGATGTCGGCGGTTCCTCCGATCGGCTTCTGTTTGAATTTCGGGCTCATCCACAGGCGAGATCCGGACGTGCCCGTCTGAAAGGTTCCGGTGAGCGTGTTACGGCCGCCGTTGCCATCGAGATAGACCGTTTCGACGCCGTTGGCGTCGCTCATGCTGAATATGCCGGTGTCGAGGTTCCAGTAGCTTCTCGCGCCGCTGATGATGCCGCTTCGCAAGTAGGTGGCGTTGACGTACAGCAGTCCTCCGCTCATGTACAGGCCCTGCAGCTGGCCGTTGTTCGTGAGCTTGTTGAAGATGTACTGCTGTGTGAGCGCCTTCTCGAACGTGTTCACATGGCTCGTGGCCGTGTTGTCGGCATACGATTTGGCGGCTTCGAGCGTGCTGGTGTCGCCGTCGGCTGCCGCCTTCTTCGCCGCATCGAGGGCCGCGTTCGCCTTGTTCGTCGCGTCCGTGGAAGCGGCTTTCTTGGCGTTGGCTTCCGCGCTGTTCGCCTTGCTCGTGGCGTCGGCCTTCGCGGACGCGAGCGTGTTCGAGCCGATGCCGTCGGCGTATTTCTTGGCCGCGGATACGGCTTCGGAGGTGAGCTGCTGCGCCGCCGTGGTGGTGGCGAGTTCGCTCGCCTTGTTGCCGGCGATAGTGGTGGAGGCCGATAGGCTGAATTCTCCGGTGTCGAGGTTCCAGTAGTTGCGTCTGGCTGCGTCGGAGAGCAGGCCGGTGTAGATCGCGCCGGCGAAGATGCCTTTGCCGTTGGCGAGCGATCGGAAGTCCCAGTCTCCGTTTGCTTTCTTGTGGTCGGCGATGCGCCAGTAGCCGCCGCCGATGTGGATGCATTGGGTGGGGTTCTGGTCTTCTGGTTTGTCGTACACGTAGATGCCTTGGCCGGGTTTGAGGTACGTGTATCCGCCGGTGGCGTTCATGATCTGGTTGATGCGGTCGATGAGGTCCTTCATGTACGGGCCGGTGCCGCCGGCGGCGCTGTTCCATGCGCCGGAGCTGGAGACGAGTTTGTCGAGGGCCTGCTGTTGGGCGGCGAGGCGCTGCGTGTAGGATTGCCGGATGTTGCCGAGGGTGATCTTGGTGTCGGCGAGGCTGCCGGCCAGGTCTTCCTCGATCTGGAGGATGCGGCCTTCGAGGCGCAATGGTGTGGTGAAGCTGGTGTCGATGATCTGCACGCTGTCGCCGACGTCCGTGCCTTCCGGGTCGTAGCCGGCTTGTCCGAGGGCGGTCACGTCGGCGGTGTAGGAGACGACGGGCGTGGCGCGGGTCTTGAGCGCGTTCTTGGTGAGGGTGAGGAGTTCCTTGGGGTCTTCGCAGTCGGGGAAGTCCACGGCGGCTTCGCTGTGGTGTCTGGTGCCGTCGGGGCCGGGTATGCCCCAGTTGGCGAGCGCTTGGTCGTCTTGGACGTAGGGTTTGCCGTGGTTGACGTCGGCGAAGCTGATTTTGTGGCTGTATCCGCCGGTGGCCTCGCCTTCCTCGTTGGTTTGTTCGATGCCTTTGCCCCACCCGTAGAGGCGGGTGATGACGTCGCCGCTGTCGATGTCGCGTTTGATTTGGGTGAGGTCTTTGCCGTATTCGAAGCGTTTCGTGGTGTTGGCGGTGCCCCGGTGTTCGACGAGGTGGATGATGCGCCGGCCGATCCGGTTGCCGGTCGGGTCGGGCTGGTATTCGGTCTGGACTTCGAGCCCGTAGGTGTCGGCGGTCTTCTGGACGGCTTCGAGGACGGTGCAGTGGTAGAAGGCGAGGTTGGCCGTGCCGGTGATGGTGCCGGTCTCGACGGTGCCGACCGCCCACCGGGTGCCTTCCAATGCCTTGGCGAGGCAGGCTTTGGCGTTGGCGGCGCGGTTGCGTTTGTCCTCGATATAGGTGCGCGAGAGTTCCGCGATGCTGCCGGTGCAGTAGGCGACGGTGACGGGCATGCCTGCGGCGCGGGCGGTCTGGGTGGACTGGCACAGGTATTCCGCCCAGCGGCCCATCGAATCCTTGAACGCGATGCGTTCGTCCTTGTTGATCTCGCCGATGGTGGTGATGTCGAGGGTGTCGGTGCCGTCGGTGGCTCTCGTGCGGATGGCCTTGATGACGTAGGGCAGGTCGCCGAGCGGGTTGCCCCAGCGGTCGAAGATCATGTATCGCATGAGTGTGCTCCTAGATGAGTGTGAGTGGCCTGTACGCGAGACTGGCGGCGGTGGCTCCGGTGAGGGTGAGCGCGTTCAGGCCGGGCAATAGGGGGAAGTAGTCGGATTCGAGTGTGGGTGTCATGAGGTTGCCGTTGACGCGCAGCTCCCGGTGGTCGGGGTCGGTGTCGATGGAGATGCGTCCGGTGATGGCGATGGTGGACGTGACGGCGAGTTTGTGGCCGTGCGCGTCCTTGATGCTGACGGTCTTGGCGTCGGCGGCGGGGGTGAGCGTCCATGTGGGCCAGCATGGCCGGTTGCCTTTGACGTGGATCGTGTTCGCGTCCGTTTTGAGCGCGATGGATCGGCTGCGGCCGATCAGGTAGGGGTGGGCGTCGATCTCGGCTTGCACGAGGGTGGCGATCTGGTGGTCGCCGGCCCATTTGTCTTCCCACGCGCCGAGGCTCATGCGGCCTTGGTATTCGCCGGGCAGGCTGCGCCATGAGAGTGAGACTATGGTGCCGGCTAGGGCGGCGAGCCGGGTTTTGGCGGCGAGGATGTCGTCTTCGCCGCCGATGGCGTACAGGCTGAGCGTGATGGCGCGGTCGCCCATGTACGCTGCCCCGGTCGGGTCGGTGAGGGTCAGGTCGAGCCGGCCGTCGCGGCCGGGCATGTCCTGCATGCTCAAGGTCGATTTGGCGGCGTCGATGGTCACGCCGTCGGAGGATAGGGACAGCATCATGCGTTCCAGCGGGACGCCGTTGAGCGTGGGGTCTTCGACATGCGGCAGGCGCATGCGTCGCTGGTAGAGCATGATGCTGTCCTCTCTGGTTTTAACGGCCTCTCATGGCGAGGTAGTTGAGTTCGTAGCTCATGGGTTTGGCGAGCTTGCCGGCCATGACCTCGCCGCCTCGGTCGGACAGGTTGAGCGTGATGCCGCTGCTGAGCGCCTGATCGATGGCGTCGATGATGTCCTGTTTGGTCGCGTATTCGCCTTGGCTGCTGTCGATCGTGTAGGCCATCCGGCCGCCCGTGATGCGGGTCTGGTAGGCGTATGGGGTTTCGAGCATGCTGGTGTCGGTCTTCAGGCTCACGGTGGGGATCATGTCGGTCAGACCGTCGATGCTGTCCTCGACGAGGCCGCTGGCCTTGTCGATGCCCTGGGCCATGCCGGCGGGTATCCATTTGCCGACCTCGTCGCGGAAGATGCGTGACGGGCTGTGGATGCCGAGCACGCTCTTGGCCCAGCCGACGAGGCTGCTGCCGAGGTTGCTGATCGTGTTCCTGACCCACTGGAACGCGCCGCCGATGCCGTTGATGAGGCCTTGGATGACCTGACGGCCCGTGTCGTACAGCCATCGGCCCGCGCCGCTGACCGCGCCGAGCACGGTGTCGCGGATGCGGCCGACCGTGTTCGACACGGATTGGATGCCGTTGGACACGGCCGACGTGATCCCGTGCCAGATGTTCGACAGGTACGAGCTGACCGAGTTCCATACGCTCGTCCACACGCCGCTGATGGCGTTCAGGACGGTCGAGATGGTGTTGCTCACATTCTGGATGCATGTGGACACCACGCCGCTGATCGCGTTCCAGATGGTGGACGCGACGGACCTGACCGCGTTCCAGATGCTCGTCCACACGCTCTGGATCGCGTTGAGGACGGTGCCGATCGTGGTCCTGATGCCGTTGATGATCGGCATGAAGAACGCGACGATCTTGTTCCACACGTCGGTGAAGAACGTGCTGATGGCGGTCCATACGGTGGTCCAGACGGCCTTGATTCCGTCGAGGATGTTCGACAGGAACGCTTTGATGCCGTCCCATGTGGTCGTGAAGAAGTCCTTGATCGCGTCCCATGCGCCCTGCCAGTCTCCCTTGAGGAAGCTGAGGAACACGGCGATGACGGTGCGGATCGCGTTCACCGCGGTCGAGATGTAGCCGCTGATGAGCGTGAAGATCGTGGAGACGACGTTGTAGATCGCCGTCCAGATGGTGCTCCACACGGTGTTCGTGCTGTTCATCTGCTGGGTGATGAACGAGAGTATCCAGCCGAACACGGTGTTGATGCCGTTCTGGATCGCCTGCAAGGGTGCGACGATGAGCGCGCCGATGACGGTGAACACGTTGACGATGAAGTCTCGTATCCCGGTGAAGATCGTCGTGGCGGTCGTGCTGATGCCGGTCCACACGCCGGACAGGAACGTGGTGATCGACGTCCATGCGCCGGTGACGCCGCCGCTGATCGTCTGCCATAGGCCCGTGAAGAAGCCGGCGATGCCGTCCCATGCGGATTGCACGGTACCTGTGATCGTGGCCCATAGGTTGGCGAGGAATTCGCCGAGCCCGTTCCATAGGTCTTGCGCGGTGGCGACGATCGTGTTCCACGTGTCCGTGAGCCATGAGGTGAACGCGGCCCATGCCTTGCGGCCGACCTCGGTCTGGGTGAAGAACCAGACGAGCGCGGCCACGACGGCCGCGATGGCGACGGCGATAGCGCCAATGGGGTTTGCCGCTATGACGGCGTTGAACGCGCCCTGCACGGCGGTCGCCATTTTGGTGGCGGCGCTCCACGCGGTCTGAGCCGTCTTGACGAGGCTGAGGCTGGAGCCCATCTGTTTGAGCATTTGAATCGGGCCGCCCAAGTCCATCATGAGCATGATGCCGTTGCTGATGCCCTTGGCGGCGGTCGTCACCGTGTTCATGGTTCCGGTGAGCGCCTGTAGACCGCTGTTGAGCGCCTGATAGCCCTTGACTGCGGCGAACGCGGTGCCGATGCCGATGATGATGGGCGCGAGTTCCTTGCCGTGCTGGATGAACCAGTTGAGCGTGTCGGTGACGAGTTTGATGCCGTCGGCGAGACCTTCGGGAGGGATCATGTGCGCCCAGTCGATGACCATGTTGACGACGCCCATGATCGCGTCCCTGATGGTGTTCCACGCGGATTTGAACGCGGTGATCGCGCCGTTTTCCTCCAGTTTGGAGTAGAGGCGCTGGAACCAGCCGATGAGCCCTTCGATGCCTGCCTGGACGACGGGCACGGCGTTGGTGACGCCGTCGGCGATCCAGCTCATGCCGCCGGTGATGGCGGGTTTGACGCTGTCGAGCACGCTCGCGCCGAGCTTGACGAACGCGGCTTCGAGGTTGCCGGTGGCTCCCTCGATGGTGCTGGCGGATGTGGCGGCTTCCACGGCGGCGTCGGTGAAGCCGAGCGACATGATCGCGTCGTTGAATTCCTGCGCGGTGATCTGCCCGTCGGCCATCGCGTCGCGGAAGTTGCCGGTGTAGGCTCCGGCCTCCCTGAGCGCCTGCTGGATTTTGCCGCTCGCGCCGGGGATCGCGTCCGAGAGCTGGTTCCAGTTCTCGGTCGTGAGTTTTCCCTGGCCGGCGGTCTGGGTCAGCACCATCGCCACGGACTTGAAGGTGTCGGCGGAGCCGCCGGCGACGGCGTTGAGGTTGCCTGCGGCTTCGGCGAGCTTGTCGTAGTTGGGCACGCCGTTGGCGGCGAGCTGGGCGGTGGTGTTGCGGATGTCGTTGAGGTCGTAGACGGTCTTGTCGGCGTAGTCCTGCGTGCTGGCGGTGAGTCGTTTGATCTGCTGTTCGCTGACGCCGGCGAAGTTCAGGGTGCTGGCGAACTTCTGGGCGCTGTCGGATGCGCTGGTGATCTCGCCGGACAGGCCCATGAACGCTTCGATGGCCTTGCCCGCGACGCTTTGCGCGATGCCGGTGATGACGCCGAGTTTCGCGCCGAAGCCGCCGGCGAAGCCGTTGCCGGCTTTGATGCCGGCGGTGTTGCCGGCGGTTTCCGATGCGCTGCCGAACGCCGATTCGATGGCCTTGCCGACGCCCTTCATGCTGGGCACGATCTGTACGAACGCGGTGGCGATCTCGATTGCCATGCTATGCCTCCCTGATGGTGGTGCGCGGTGCGGCCAGGTATGCGGCTAGTTGTTCGTCGTCCATCGCCATGACCTCGCCGCCCGTGGCTTCATGCCGGACGGTGCCGGGGCGTTGGAGTTGTCCGCGCCAGCGCGCGCCCTTGCGTGAGGCTTCCTTGGTTTTCGTCCAGGCGAGGAACGCGAGGCTGTCGCGGATGTCGGCGAGGAGGTAGGTTTGGTCGTCCCATGCGAGGCGCGGGTTGAGTTTTTGCCAGATGATGGACTGGCGGGGGAGGTTGGCGGCCAGTGCGGCCGCCCGGTTGGCGGGCAGTTCGCCAGTCCATATGAGGTCGGTGTTAAGCCCATAGAAACGCTGGAAGTCCGCTTCGAGCGCGTCGGGTGCCGTGGCGAGCATTCCTATGAGCGTCAGGAGTTTGGGGCGACCTGTTCGAGGAGCTGGGCGATGAATTCGCTGACCTTGTCGATGCTCACGCGCCCGGTGTCGGGGTCGCGCAATGCGTCCTTCATGGCCGTGTACTGGGGGCCGCAGAGCTTCTTGAGGAAGGGGACGATGGCGAACGCGCCGGCACCGTTGCCGGACTGGGCGGTTTGGAGGTCGTAGAGGTATTCGACCATGTCGAGGTCGTCGAAGATCGCGGGGCTGACGGCGAGGGTGACGCCCATGGCCTCGACGGTCTTGGGCTGGTTTTTCGGGGTTTTGTGGTCCTGCGGCTGCTTGGCTGCCATATGCGTGTCCTTTCAGAGGGGTGCGCCCGCCGGAC